AAAATTTATCTTTCCATTTACTTAATTGTGTACCACCAATAAAATGTATACACACACATTTTCTTTGAGGATACTGAGTTATCGTAGTTGCTAATGCAGCTATAAACTCATCTTTCTCATACACAACCCATAGTTGATATTCTCCTGATACTAATACATCATAGATATCATCTAAAGTATATCTTCCGTAAGTAAACTTTACAGACTTTTTTAATAAGTCTTTAACCTTTGGCCAGAAAACATTAATGTGTTCTGGTAGAATTAAACTTACTTTTAATTCAGAAGTATAAGACCCTGTATTAATTTTTTCACTAAGCTGTCTGTTTACTTGCATCGATCAAATCAAATATACGTTTTAGTTTAGCTTGTTGATCATAAAAATATGCTGCGCCTTTTCTTCTCATATCTTTATAATTATTAGGATTTGCACCTGATAAAATACCTGCTCCTAAAACTGCATCAGAACGTGATACAAATTCACCATCAGCAAGTTGTGCTAAGATAGTATCTTCATCTTTATCTCCATTACCAGATCCATCTTCAACATATCCTGTTGCTCTTACGTAATTATGTACGTCATTCTCATCATGAGTTACTTTAGACGGTAAATAATTTACCCCACCTTCTGAAAACTTTGGCATCACACTTACAATACCACCTTGATTAAATGTGTATAAACTTCCTTGACCATAGTTGTATGGACTTGTAGAAGCAGTTGCAGTGTATGGAGCTCTTCTTCCAATATCTTTAACTTGTGTACGAGCTTCTTCCATAGCTTTAGCATAATCTTCATCACTCATACCTGGTGGTCTTTTCATTGGTTCTTCATCTTCTCCTAAAGAACCTGCAAGAGTAACTCCTGCTGCTCCTAATCCAATTTTTTCAGCTGTTCCTAAACCTTTATAAATATTTGCAGCTTTATCAAAAAAAGAAGTAGGCGCTGTTGCTTTATATGCTGCGCTTCCATCTAATGCTAATGAAGTTCCAGATAAATTTTCAGCTGTTGGTAAAACTGCTGCTTCAGCAGTTCCAGTAGCTAATCCTGTTCCAGTTGCAGCTGTTGTTGATCCTGCTGGTGCAGTTGTTGCTGGTCCTAATAAACTTGTAATTCCACTAAATGCTTCACCTTGTCCAATACCTCCAAGCACACCTTCTGCTCCGCCTAGATAACCTGCACTTGTTAATTGACCAATACCGTAGGCTCCACCACCGGCTAATAATGCGTTTTGTAATGATTTTTTTGTTGAAGCACCTGTTAGTTTTGATACTCCAAATACAGCTAAGGCAATTGTGAATGGATCCATATTATTATTTAGTTAACTAGCTATTATTATAACTAAATTATGTAATACCTACAATATCTCTACTTAATATCCTCAGGTTTCATGTCACTATTTATAGATTTACCCTCTATTTGAGTAGTGGCATCATACTTTTTAAATTCATCTAATAATCTACCTGTATAACTAAACTCTCCATGATGAGCTATATATTCATCCACCAAAGCATACATCTTAATTCCAGCATGTTTACATAGCTTACAAAAGTAAAAATCTTCTCCAGTATATGTCTTTGTTTTAGGATCCCAATAAGTATCAAAGAAGTTATACATATGTTCTCTTGTTACTAACTTACCATCAATTAATGTATGTTGGTTAATTGTAAACTCTGGGTATTCTTTTATTAAAGCTTCTATTACAGATCGTTTAATTAACATACAACCTGCAGGACCACGTTCTACTTCTATAAAACCATTTTCAACTTTAACATTTGATGGATCAGGTACAGACATTGTATATTGATTACCTAATACTTTTGGATCTAAAGTTGAGCCCTCTTTAATTCTAGATTTTATTTTATCAAAATCTATTCCTTTGATTGGATATGGAACTAAACAAATATCTTTGTCGTAGTTTAACATTCTTTCGACCATTTTAAAATTAAAAGATATATCTGAATCTATAAATAACATATGGGTTGCTTTGGTTCCCATAAAACCAGAAACACAAAGTTGTCTTCCTTGAGTAACTAAACTACTTTTCATAACCTGAAACATCACAGGTATTTTTCTAACAAAACATTCTTTTTGAAATTCTAAACAAGCTTTGAAATAATGAATAGATACGTCTGAATGAACTGGTGTCGCTACAAATAAACTTATAGGTGCGTTAGATGCCATTTAAAAATCTCTCCCAATAAGTCTTTATTACATTCCAATGATAAAACTGTCTATAGTATTGCATTTGAAATTTCATTATATCTGTATTAATTGTATTCATAAATTCTGGCAATATATCTATGGCTCCTGCAAATTGTTTAGATAATGCTTGTTTGTCTTTTAAATAAGGCACATAGATTGGAAACTCAGCGCATGTCTCATATAAAGCACCGAGGTCCGTGGTCACTGCTACGAGTCCACAGGCTAACGATTCCATGGCCGCTAAACAAAATGTTTCTTCAAATGTTGATGGATGAATATAACAATCATAAGTATGAAGTGCCTTCATTAACTCTTTATGATTTATATAACCTTTGTAATTAACATTTTTAATTGTTTTTGCTTTATCATATAAAGCTGTAAATTGTTTATCAGTTATATTTTTAAAAGCATCACCATAGATTTGTGTGCTTGAATATATATCTAATTCTACTTTATCTGTTTTTATCTGCTCCATAGCTGATAATAAAACATCTAATCCACGCCAAGGAGTTGAGGTGTAAACAAGCTTTAATTTATCTTTAGGTTTAAATTCAGTTTTAACTATTAAATCATCATCAAAGCCATTCTTAATAACTAATGATATATCTGTTGGTATATCAAATATCATTCTATACTTTTCATATGTCCAATGTGAATTGAACACGTACCAATCATATTTTCTGTGATTTAATTTATTCTTGAACCAAGGATAAAGATTAGGTTGATCGTAACTATTATGTACCCAAAGGATATTTGTTTTATCTATTAATAAAGGTGTCTTTTCTGGAATGGATGTGGTGATATTAACTTTATTAAGTAAATCTTTTGATACGTACTTGTGTAAGTATTCTAGTTGAATTTCGGTACCACCGTATGGATTCATTATTTGGTTTTACCAAATACCGATAAAGATGCAACTGTTATTTGTACGTCTCTTTGTAAATCTTCTGCTTTAGTTGGAGTATTAGGATTTGCTACATCTGCATTAAACTCAGCTATGGAGTCATAAACTTCTCCAGTAGTTTTATTTTTAATAGTCTCTACAGCTTTTGCAGGTAGAACCGGAACCTCAACTCCATCTATTATTGTAGTTTTCATAAACTATTATTATATACTATTAACGTCTTCCTTGTCCACGATATTCCTTACGACTATTTCTTTTATTTGGTCTTTTACTATGTCTACCAGGTCTTTTTTTATTGGTTTGTTTTATAAACTGGCCGTTACCTACACTTATTTTTCTAGCCATTCTCCTGTGATCTATCTATTAATAAATAACTTATAACACCTTTAGCTACACCTGTAACTTCAGCCTGAGCTAAAATACTATCTCCTGCTTCTAAATTTAAAACTTGTCCTGCTGCTTGTTGTGTAGTATCTGCCTGCATATCTATATGAAAAAATTCAAAGTTAGTAGTTACTGAAGCATCGTGTAAATACATCTCTACTAAATTATTATTATTGTGTTCATTTGTTACACTAATACTTTTAACGATTGCAACTGAACTTGCATTAATAGTTAATACAGTAGTTAAAGTTGTACCTAAAATAAAACCTTGATTTTTATAAAAATTTGCCATTAGCTAATAAACCATTCAAATCTTACTTGTTCATTCTTAATTTCATTAAGATATGAAGTATTTAATTGATTTTGTAAAGTCTCTAGCGTTTGGTTAATTTGTCTAAAATTATTAACCGTGTAGGGATCTTGTGGTTCTGGAATATATATATTTATTTTAGCCATTATGTTTGTGGAGCACTACCACCTCTGCCGTCTGGTTGTATATCCAATCTAAATATACCATAACGCCAGTTAGTGTCTATTGCATCGTTTTCAATTTTTATAGCTGCAAGTCTTCCTCGCGCGCGAGTGTCTATCTTATCTGTTGTTGAAGTTACTGTAAATGGTCCAATTGTTGTTTCTCCTAATGCACTCGTTGTATCTGCTGGATAAGCTTTAAAGAATAAAGTTACTTTGGCATTACCATCTATGTATTTAAAATCAGGTATAAATCTTCTTATTTTTATAAAAAATTCACCATCTCCTTCAATATCTAAATCAAAGTCTCCTGATTTAATAAAAGCAGGTATTGTAATGTTTGTTGTATTAGTTGAGGTTAAATTAATAACTTCATTTACACCTACTTCATGAGCAAACACATAACTACCACCATTAGTAATACCATTAACTGTTGGAGTGTTTGGAGTTAATGTATTTAAAAATTTAGTAGCAGTTGGATACTCTAATACGTGAGCATCTTCATATGTTGTTCTTGCAAGTGAACCTGTTGTCCAAGTTTTAAGCTCATAGTTATAAGTAACAACTCTATCTATTTGTGTGGATGTTGCTTGTGGATAAAACCAATTAATTTCTGTGAATAAACTATTGTGACCTGCAAATACTAATTCACCATTTGTAAAGTTAAGTCCTAAAGCATCATCTCCTGTTGTGGTAAATACAAAGTTTTCAACTTCAGATGATAATGTTTTTACTGTTCCATCAAATACAAAGAAGTTACCTGAATCACCCATCCAATATACAGCACCATCTACGAAGACCGCTGCATGTTGTCCAATGCATCCACAATTTGATCCAACTTGACGTATGCTAAATGTAAATGGTGGACCTACAAATTGCATCGTATAAGCTGCTTCATCTGTAAGAACTAACATGTAATCTTTACCTTTAACCGCTGCTACAATTCTACTTCCATTATCTAATCTAAAAGTACCTGCTGTATTTGTTGAAGTTGGTCCGTATACTTCAATATCTTCTTGATCTGAAAATCTTATAAACATTGGATCTTGAGTAGCAGGATTTCCTATAACTGTTTCTGTTCCAAAATGAACTAAATGTCTATCTCTATCTGATACTTTTGTTAAAACTGTTGCCGTAGGATTACCTGATATAATAGCTGCACGTGTGCTAACACCAGAACCTGCATTAGGATCCCATTTAAAAGTTTTTCCATCTTTAATTGTTGCAATTAATAATTCTCCAAAATTATCTAAAGACCAGTTACCTGCTTCAATAGTTGTATTAGAAACTGTTCTTGAAGTACCCCAAGTTGATAATCCCCATGTTCCTGCTCCCCATCCATAACCAAGTGTCGCGGCAATTGGGCCAATAGTAACATATGGATTTGTAGTAATTGTTCCGCCTGCTGTAACTCCAGTTCCTGTTTC